GACCTGGCCGCGGAACGTAGCTGCTTCGCAGTAGCCCAATAAAGGGTGTTCTGCAAGGCGGCCACTACCGCAGGGTGGAGACTCCTACCCGGAGCCTGTGATTCCCCAAAAGGGATCCACAGGTCCAAAGTAGATACGAGCCCACCTGAGGGACCAACCGCTGCGTAAACGCCTTGGGTGGCAAGGCCTCTCTTACTTTTTGGGTAATGAGAGACAATGTCCCCAAGGTGACCTAACCACTGCTGTGGTAATACCAGGAAGGCCTTATCCGCCAAATCGGCAGCCAGTGCTGGCAAGTGGCTCGGATTTCTCCAAGCCGCAAGCAATGCACCCGGTCCGAGGGGTGTGTAGTCGTAGGCAGGCGACATTAGTCGCTTCGCAAACTCTACACATCCCGCCTCCGAGATGAGGGATTTAGCCATGCTGATTTCCACACCGAGTTGTGACATGAGGTTGAGGTAAGCAGCTGCGACGTGTTCATGGGCTATGACAATGTCATCTCCCAAGACCGCGTAGTCGCGGAATCAACCACTGAGTCCTACCCTTCTAGCCGCAACTTGTACTAACACGTGATGTGTCAGAGCAAGCATTGCCCAGGAGGACAGAGCCCCCATCGGCTGCCCGACGGCGTAATATAACGCCCCGTGCTCCCGATGATGTCACGCCCGGCCGACCAATAGCTGAGCCCACAGGTCCGCCTCCTCAGGCCTTCGTAAGAAGTACCTAAGGACTAAGACCTGGAGGTCAACCGGTAGACGGTCAGTGGCGGAGGAAAGGTCGTAAGAATAAGTCGGGAGTCCCAGGCGAACCCGGTCAAGAAGGGCCCGGATTGGTCGGAGCTGGTCGAATGTGCCATCTTCCTCAATCTCCCTAAGAAGAGAGAAGAGGAAGCGGTGCAATCCGGCCAGCAGTCCCTGCGTTCACCAATCGGTGATCGCAAAGACCCGAACCTTTCCAGCGGCTTCTTCCTTTTCCGAAAGACGCCCAAGGACAATCGGCCTCTTCCCAAAACCCCATCTTCGCAGCGCCTGGGGTGTACACGCGGTGCAGAAACCTAATATGAGGATCCAGAGTACGATCCACCATGGAGCTAACTGTGCGAAAGCACGGAAAGCCCGTGGCTCCCAGAAGAACGCTAATGCGTCCCAAGGGGCGGATCAAACCGAGGCCCTCCCATTAGGTCCTACACTTTGTGCATACCTTCAGGAGAACCCGAAACGGAACTTCCCAGCTCTACGTTTGCCGAAGCGTTCATCCAAAACGAAGGCAATCTCCTGTTGCAGGTCCGAACAAGGGATCACTCCCTTATAAGGATCTGTAATGGTGGAAAGCTTAAGCTTTGGAGGAGCTTTGATCACCCTGTACAATGCGAGGAGAGTCAGAGCCACTTTGACCGCCCAAGGCCGCGTCGGTAATAACCGGCGTAGAGGCCAAGGGATGATCTTAGGAAGCCCCGATTTATCCAACGCAATGACTGGCGAGCCCGGTGTATAGCTGGGTAGCCGCTTCCCTACTCGTCAGGCGTAGACGGCAAGAGTACACTGTTTCAGGTACTGGACCGACATTGTCGACCCAGAGAGCCTTAGCAGTCGCTCAAGTCGTTGAGCCATAGCGATTAGGGGAGCCTTTACGATCGTTAATCTCGTGACGGCCACTAGGAAAGACGTAAGTGGCACCAATTCCTTGGCACGCAGCCACGCCTTCCCTATGGGCGACCGAAGAAAACGAGCGTTTCGAACAATATGTTTGACTCACTCGGTTTACTTTTGGTGCGAGCCGGCCTCAATGACTGTTCTGGGATAACGGGTTGTTAGCCCGCATGGTCCATGGCCCATTTAAGGGTCTACGGCCAGAGCGACTGCTCCCCGATCCATCTCAGACCGGTCTTAGTCCAGCTTGGACCCTCCCTTACCAAGGGGAGGTTGGGAGTCATCGCAAGGCGAATCTCCATCCAGGGGGCCCCGGACCAGGGTACACTGTGTTAGTACCAGGTTGTAAACCGAACGCGGATGATAAACCAACCTGGGGGGTCCACAGCACGCACGGGCGAAAGCCCG